TAATGCTAACCATTCTTTCATAAAGATACCGGCATCTGGTTTTTCTGTATAGGCTACAGAGTTATTAGCTAATGCTCTCTCTGGATTAGTCTCCCACCATGCACCAGACTTGGCAACTCTTAATCTCTGGTCTGATAAATTAGACAGAGATATAAGAGCTGACCTTCGCACACCACCTACAACCACAACTTCACCTGTTTTACAAACTATATCATGACACTCCATAGAAGATAGTTTTCTACCTCTAGAACCTTTAAATTTCTCAATAGTAAAATCAAAAAGATTCACTAAAGGTTGAGGGCCACTTGCTCTACCACCAAATGTTTTTAATCTTTCACCAGCAGATCTTACTTTATTAATATTTATTTTTGGTACTCTACAAGTATAAAGAAAAGATATTAAATCTTTAAATGCTCTCGCCCAACCTTCTTTAGAGTCAGCAACAGATATAACATCTTCTGTATTTTCAAACTCTTTATCTGGTATAGTAGGTAACTTATCTATGTACTGTCTTTCAACAGAAAATCCTACACCTGTACCATTCATAAGTATATATAATACTTCATCAAAAGCTTTTGGACTATCAATAGGAATATAAGAACAATTATATCCTGCTATATTTTCTCTTTCTAATGCAGGGCCTGCTGTCATTAATGCTCTCATAGAAGGCATAACATTTAATCCTATAATATTATCTTCTATTCTTCTCCATACTTCACTATCTAATTTTACACCTAGATTTTTATCTAAATGTATTTGAAAGAAATTAGTTAAACGTGTAACTGTTTCTATCCATGTCTCTCTCCTGTTTTCATCAGGTAGCCAACGTGCATATCGAGAAGCATGTATAAATGTTTGATATTCTGTAGGTAAATAATTATTCGCCATATACTTTCTCCAATATTATTTCACAATAATGTATTGCTTTGTGTATATCTTTAGCTCCACCTTTTTTTCTACTTCTTGTAACATATTTAATTATATTACCTTCAGAATAAGTTAAGTCATTAGCTTCAATATATTCTATAGGTTGTATCTTAAAATTTTTATAATGATCACCACCTATCTGTTTATTTCTTGTAGCTAACTTTTTTAAATCTGTTTTCTTAAAATCTTTATCTTTAATTGTTTCTTTAATTGCTTCATCCATTAATCCCATTTTCACCTCTTAATACATTTCTAATTCTTTTTCTTAAATATCCTTTGTTCTTTGCATTCATAACCTGATATGCAAATGTTCTTGTTCTTTTTACATTAACTCCTGCCATATCACAAACTGATTCAAAATTAGCACAAGTAGTACCTACACTTGTAAAAAACCAAGCTCTAGCTGAATCTTGATCTACTGCATCTCTTTTGTTTCGTACACTTTTTGAAACATCTAATAGTGCTTGCAATATGACAGCTAAAAATAATCTCTTCTCTGAATTTTCTGGTTCAGAATAAAATACATTTTCAACTTGTATTATATCAGGTTCGTCTTTCATTTCTAATTCGTCTTCCATGTTTATACATAGGATTATTTTTACCTTTCAATGTTCCTTCTAATACTGTTCTTTTATTAAAAGGTTCACAAATTTTTGAATGATGTTTATAATCAAAATTAGCATAAGCATGTTTAGTATTTTGTTGTGGTGTAACCCACTCTAAATTATCTACTTTATTATTCCAAATATCTCCATCTATGTGATTAACCTGATGATTTAATATTCCAAATCGTAATTGAAAGTCAGGTGGAATATAAGACCACCATAAATATTTATCATATAAATTAAAAGGTACAAAGTTTAAAGCAACCATTCTATGTTCTCTAATACTAACATTCTTTTTACTTTTAGCTTGGTTGTTTATATGACCATCTAAACTTATTTGATATTTAATATAACCTTTGCCATCTCTTTTTCCTTTTTGTATTCTTTCATAACTCTTCTTCATTATTCTATTAGTCTTTAAACTTTTTAAATTTCCATGGTTACTTATTTCATAACCTGGTGCTCTAATCCATTTATTATCTTTTATAAACATTAATGGTTTAAATATTTCTTCAATCATTTAACTTCTTCTACATTAGGTTCTTTCTCAACCTTTGTGAGATATCTTTTGCCAGTCGAATACTGAAAAGCACGAAGTCCTTTACCATCATTAACATCACTCCAGCAAGCATGCTTATGATTGCAATACAAACAAGGAAGATCGAGCTTAAAGTTACCAGACTTTCCATCAGGAATTGCTTCGTAACATCTTTCCGGTTTGTCATCTGATTGAACAACTTTTTTAATCTGTTGTATTCTTTTTTTAGCATTTATCATCTCCAATGAATGAACTTTAGTATAACATATTTCTCCAGTTGATTTATTAATAACTAGAAATCCGGCTTCATTTACATTATTACCTTCAGCATAGGCAGAGATCTGTGGTAAATATCCAAAAGGATCATCAGTAGATAAATTATTATATTTAAACTTATTAAATCCTCTACCAGATGCACTCTTACAATCTACTAAAGTACCATCAATAAAACAATCTTGATGTCCTTTAACTCCTTCCACTTCTACTTGCTTCTGTTGTTGAGTTACCTTGTGTCCAGAAATTGAAGCAAGCATAATTAAAAATTCTTCTAACATATATCCATAAAGAAATTTAATTCTGGTACTAGGTGTGAGAGATTCAGTAGCAGGTTGTTTGAAATCATACCATAACTGTCTGTCTGGTTTACCAATAGTTGATAATCTTAATCTTGGTTTATCCTGTGGCAGTTGTTGTAAAAAATCTTTTACATGTCCTTTAACTGAATTAGCAAAATCATCTATACATTTGTCTACTTCTTTTTCAGTAAGCTCTTTATTTTTTTCACTAAAAAGATTATATATGTCTTCTACTATGGTATCTATTTTTTTCATGATGTGTCGTGAGAGCTTTGCGTGCGTAAGACAAAGCTCCCACTATCCTTTTAATTAAGAGGCAAAAGGAATTTTTTCATCTGAAGAATACCCATCAGGAACAACATCAAATGCATCATCTGCATCTCCCTGATAAGGAATTAATTCTACTACCTGTACTTTTTTAAGGTCAGCAGATACTCCAGAACGACCTTTGAACTTCCATTCATAAGTCGTGTATAACACATTAACAGTAGAACCATTACCAATTAAGGTATCTATCATAGTTCTTTTCTGTGCATCAAGAACTTCAGGTGCTTTATTCATGTTACCGTCTTTTCTTTTAACATGTCTTTTGATATTAACAAAGTCTCCTCTGTCATCACTTTTGTTCTTTATAGTAAGACCATCTTTTTCTGCAATAGCCTTGTTTGCTTCATCCAAATTACATACATCAATACTCCATGTACCATCTGCATCAAAGGTTGTGTTTGGGCTGGTCACGCTTGCCCAATAAGCTTTACCACTAATTACACTCATGTGTACTCCTTTTTTTACTTGTTAAAATTATATTATAGCATGATTTAACTATCATTGTCAACACTTTTTTTATCTTTCTTCTAACCATTTACTTGCTCGCTTACATACTTCAGGGTTATCTTGAAAATTTCCTAGAGATACATTACATGGATCACATATCCAACCTCTAGCTTTACCTGTCTTATGATCATGATCTAAAACCCATATACTTTTTTTACGAAAGTTTGGTACTAGTTCATAAGTATCTTTATAAACAACTACTTTTGCATTTGCTCTTTCTAATAACTCCTTACCTGTTTTATTACAAATATAACAAACATGATTTTCATCCGGTGGTACTTGAGCCTTAACTCTTTTTGATTGTTCTCTTGATTCTTTATTTTCACAAGTCCTACACTTCTCTGATAACACTCCTTTGTTATTTACTAACGCAGTCTTAACAGAAAAAAAAATAAATGGTAAAGATTTTTTACAACTAATACAAGTTTTTTTATCAGCATCTTTAAAAATTTCTTTTTCAAAATCATCAAACAGGTTTAACTGTTCTAGTGTGTCTCTGTCCATGTCGTTCCCACCTTGTAATCATTATCTAAAGGACATCTTAACTTCAATGTCTGTTCTGTTTCTTTCATAGCTATCTTTGTTATAGCACAAAAATCTCCTACATCTTTATTTAAAACTTCAAATTGATATTCATCATGAACAGATGCAACTAACTTTACACCTAAATTCTTTTGATAAACTCTCGACATAATATGTACTAACCATTGCTTACAAATAATAGCACCAGCACCTTGAAGCAAAGTATTCAAAGCAGAATGTACACTCCTAACTTTCAAGTATCTCCCATCAATAGCTTTTATTCTTCCTCTCTTTCCGGCATCTTCAACTTGTTCTCTTAATCTTTTAAGAGCAGGAAGGTTTGACAAGAATCTTTTAATTAACATCTTTCCTTGTTCCTTTCCTGCTCCAACAATCTTACCTATCTTATCTGGCCCTGCTCCATATAGGAAAGCATAAATAAATGTCTTTGCTTGATCTCTATCTTTTATGCCAGCTAATTCCATATTCTTTGTATGTATATCTCCATTCAATATCTCATCTGTATAAGTAGTATCTTTGAGATAATGTGCAAGACAACGCAACTCTAAACCACTAGCATCTGTACCCACTAATTTATATCGCACTGGGTCTGATACAGTCCAAAGATTTCTACAGTCTTTACCATATGGTGAATAAGTGGCAGGAACTTGTGCCATGTTAGGTGAGTTATGTGCCATGCGACCAGTAACTGTTCGTAATGTCATTACTCTTCCATGCACTCTCTCATCTTCTTGACAAGCATCTATCCAAGCTTCAATCATAACAACTCGTTTCTGCAATAGAAAATACTTGGCAAATCTTTCAGCAATAACTTTTAATGATGGTTCTTTAATAGTTTTTAATACAGATTCGTTCATAATAATATTATCTTTGTCTGTATATTGACTAGGTTTCCAACCTCGCTTAATTAATCTATCAGCTATCTGTTGTCTTGAACCAATGTTAAAAGGTATCTCTTTTGTTTTAGTCTTCATCTCCACAATCGTTGGTTCAAATTCTTCTAAAGACCACTGCTCTAAATCATGCAGGTCATCTCGAAGTTTAGCTCGCAACTCTTGTGCTTTTCGCATGTTAAATGCAAAACCATTGTTCTCCTGTTGGTTTAAAATTAATCTAACTTTATGTTCTAAATCCACAGACTCTTTTGAAAATCCTTTTGATTCATTTATTAATTCTTTGTAAACAACATGTGTTATTTCTACATCTTGTTTACAATAGTCTAGCATTGCTTGATTATACACTAAAAAGTTTACTCCTTCTCCACCTTTTAACATATTTAATTTCTCACCCCATGCTTTAAGACTATGACCTTTATCTCGTAAAGGATTAAATAATTGTGACAAAATTAAAGTATCAATAATTCTATCTGGTTTTATATTAGTACCAAGCAATCTATTTAATATTGGTGCATCAAAAGATAAACCATTATGCATAATAAATTTGTCTACATTTTTAGACCATGAATTAAAACTATACAAATGATCCGGATCAAATACTGTAACTAAATTTGTATCTATATTCTTTACTACAATACAATGAATTTTACTAGGATTAAACCCATCTGTTTCAATATCAAGAACGACTTGCATTCTCTTCCTCTCCACACCAATTACAAGCCTCTCCTTTTCCTATCATCATATCACTACAGTCTACTTCACAATAATGTTTCCACATTTCTGGTTCATCTTCTTTTTCATTTGACCATTTCTTATATCCCTCTGTCCAATCTTCTTTACCTTCTTTCTTATCCCAGTAAACCAATACAAATGCTTCACACTTTGGACAGGATAAGTTTGAAACTATATTGTGGTCTTCATGTTCCTCACAGTCATGGTCACCACCCCAGATTAATTCTGTTTGACAATTATAACACTTCATTAGAAAGGTACTCCTTCATTTTTATCTCCTGATTGTTCTTCATAAGGATTGTTTATTTGTGTCATTCTACCAGATTTTTTATCATAATGCAAGTAAGAACTTACTCCAGTCTCTCCGGTGTATCTATTCTTTAATATACGAATCGTTGTAGTGCATGCTATGACCTCATCATCTGACTGCTGATTTCTCTCTAATGCTATCACACTATCAGATAAGTGTGCAATGCTGGCACTCCCTCTTAAATGTGAGAGAGTAACTTCCTTACCATTCTCGTGTCCTAGATCTCCTGTCGGTCTACGGAGATGTGATACTAAAAGAAGTCCTACTCCAGTCTCTTCAACTAATGAACGCAACTTCGTCATCAATACATCAATAGATTTTCTCTCGTCTCCATCATCTTGACCACTCACAAGGATAGAAAGATGGTCAAGGAATATCCATTTACAATCCAAAGACTTTGCCATATATCTAATTCTTGAAAGTATTTCATCATTACCAATAGAACCAAAGTGGTCAAAGGCAAAGAACCTACCAGATCCTATGGTATCTTTTTGCCATATGTTTAACTGCTCTCTGGAAAATTGATTTCTAATTTCTTTAATGTACAGTCTTTGGTTTGCTTCCACTGACATAATATTAAAAGCAGTATTCTTTGTGCTCTCTTCTAGTGCTAATATTCCTATGTTGTCGTTAGAATTTTTTAGAATATGATACATTAACTCTCTCATAATAGAAGACTTGCCCATACCTGCACCACTCGTAAATGTAGTTAGTTCTCCTGTCCTCATACCATAAGTCTTTTCATTCATATCACTCCAAGGATATGGTATAGTCTCACAATATTCCTCTTCATAAAGAGAGTCTCCTAACTTGGATAAGTTCATAATGCCTGCCGGTGTATATGTTTCTGCACTCCACCAAGCTTGCACAAAATCTTTTGCCTTACCCATCTTCTGATATTCATTAGGATCTTTGTATTCTAATCTAACAATCTTACATTTGTTAGGCTCAAATAACTGTGCTACTTTTTGTGAGGCCTCAACACCAGGCCTGTCATTATCAAAGCAAACCACCACATTCTCAAAACTATTTAGATATTCCAGGTGCTGTTTACAATTCTGTACAGCACTTTGAACTCCATTCTTTATTGATACCACTGCCCACTTACTTCCTAACATTTCGTAGGTAGACATAGCATCTATCTCTCCTTCAACGATAGTAATATATTTACCACCGGACTTAAATAAATTCTGACCAAAGAGTAAAGCATCTCCCATATCTCCTTGAGACCATATTCTTTTACCTTCTACTTGACGAACCTTTGTAGCTATATGACTACCTTCTGCATTATAATACTCATAGTAATGATGTGATATAATTGAACCATTACTTCTTAACTTTGTTCTATACTTCCTAGCAGTTTGTTCTGATATTTTTCTATCAGTTATATCTCTATACTCTCCAGTGCTAGAGACTTTATCCGGCATCTCTACTACCTTATTAGTTCTTTGTAAACCATTCTCCATTTTTGCCTCTCCTATATTATTAAATCTTTTGTTACAGGAAAAACAGAAAGCATATC